TTGTGTTTTGATTGCGTTGACCGCATCGGCAAGGATTCCGGTGGCGGCCATTATGCGACCTGTGGCCTTCCGCAGCCTAGGAGTGCCATGATTTGGCCAAGTGACATGGTGGGGGTTCCCATGTTCATTGAATCAAATGAAGCAAAGCCATCTACGGCTCCTCTTGATCTGTACTGGATGGCGGCGTACTGAATGGTCCCCAGTTTGGCTGCACCGTCGGGCGCGCTACTTAATGAGTCCGTATAACCGGCCTCGCGCCTTTTGCGAAATGCCCAACTGTTAGCCGCGGAAACACAGACAGCAATGAAGGCCGTGTCATTGGCCGTTGCGACCTCTATGCCCAGCCAACTGGTGACATCGGCTGAGGTAATCCATGAGCAAGTAGGGGTGTAAGTGACCGTTCCGGTGGCAATGCTTCGAGCAAGGTCGTCGCCAGCACTGACATAGATAAATTGGTTCTCCATGATGACGTCATAATCAAAGACTAAGTCGCCTTCTTCTGAAACGCCCATGAACAAGTAAGGCTCGGTAGAAATAACAGTGTAGGTACCGTTAAAGTTGTGTGCTGCTCCTGCTACAACTACCGAGTCTTGACTTTGAATGTCTGTGTCTACAAAAGTCTGCAAGATGGCATAGTCCTCTAGTCGCGTGTGGAATGCGAGGTTAAAGGTAGCCATGGTCTTGCAGTCTTTTTAGTTCGTCTTTATCAGACGAATGCAGCCTTGACAAACTTGCTTGAGTCAATCATCAGCGTTGCAAGGTAACCGCGGAATGCGATTGTGCGACTCATTGTTGACGGAACGTCAATGCTGAGAGCGCCCTTCTGCTGTTCAAAGATTTCGTAACCAGATGCATCGCCAAGAATGATTGTGGCGGCAGCAAAGTTGCGATCAACAATAACTGAAAGACCAAATGCATTTCCAGCAGGTTGTCCTGGAGCCAAATTGCCAAATGCGTTCATTGGACCGATTTGTGGGAACAACGGACGCTTTGACGAATCGCTAAGGCTGAGTAAGTCTCCCCAGATGTCTGGTGAAAGGAACAAATGTGTCGGCAAGTTACCGTTAGACGATGACAAGATTGTTGTTGCTGCACCTGCTACCCATGCTGCCCAAACGCTTGGGTCATCCAAGTCTGCAGCGGTGAAGTTACGAGTAACTGTTGTGCCGGTCTTGAGGTTGTCTGCCGCCACATTGTCTGTTTCGTTTGCATAAATGCGAGCCATATCGTCAAGTACAAGTCCAATGATTTCGGGCTGGCTCCAGTCAATTGATTGTTCGGACAGGGTCACGAAGCCGCCGTAACTACCCTTAGTAACTTGGTTGTCTGTAACAACAAAAGTTCCTTGAGTAAGCGCGGTGTTTTCAGTTGCCTGGTTGCCAATGCTGGTATGGGTAGTGACCTCAGGTCTGATGAAGACCTTGCCTCCCTGGGGCATCGCCTTTGCACCGATTGCGTCAATGACTGGACGACGACCAATGAAGTTGTTGTAAACAGGCTGCACGATTGGCAATGGAAGGACACCAGGAATGTCTGATGTAATCACATTGGGTGCTGCGGCGCGTAGGCCTTCGCTCATTTCGCGCCACTTGTCTCCACCGACGAAAGCGGCTGAAATGTATTCTGCTGCGGATGGCATGATGAACTCACGCTTGGCCGTTGCATAGATTGGGGTTGTTGGGATGATTGAAGCCTCAACCTCAACCACTGGGTTTTCTTGTGTAGCCACTTCTGGTTCCTCCTCGGAATCTGTTGGGGTGGGTTCGGTTGCATCAGGTTCCGATGCAGCGATTTCAGTGATGACAGCGTCCTTGAACGCTGGCTGTGCCACCAAACTAATCTCCACGAGATCAGCCTTTGACACGACCATGACGCCGTTCTTGTCATACTTAAACTTTGTAGGTACGGCCCCGACGCTGACTGAGTCGTAAGCGCCTGCCTTAACGAGTTCAATAGCATCGGCGGCCGCGCCCGTCTTTGCGAAGGTGGCGGTAAAACCGAGGCCTTCCGGCATATCTGCAAGCGAACTAACGACGCCGCGCAATGCGCTCATGTCATGATTCTCGAGCAACTTGGGTGCTTTCATGTTCAGGTCAAATGCGCCACGCTGGAACGAAACCTTAGTGCCGTCCATTACTTGTGCGGAAATTGGAAACCATGGGACTGCAATACCGGTAATGGTTTTCGGGGCGTCATCGCTAGCGGCTGCGTCAATTGTGATCGGAACATTAATAAAGTGAATCATGTGGGGCTTTCTATCGGGGTTTCAACTATGGGTTCAACCATGATGTCGTTATACATTTCTTCAACAAGATAACTTTCAACATCAAATTCAACATAACGATTACGAGGCAAAACATTTGTGGCACTCAGCACCTGCTGCAGGCACTCAATAAATGGCTTGGCCCCGTAGAGGTAAAGTTGACGGTTGCTGTCTTGAACATTGGTGTAAGTCAACCCGGAACCTTCTTGAGGTGCCGAAACTAAGTAAGCAGGAATGTTTGCAACACGCGCCATCTCAAGCGATTGGTACTTGCGTTGTTCTGCTACAACCTCGGCCGGTGACACCGAAAATTCTTTAAACTCAATGTAATCGTTCAGTGCGCCTATGGCATTTTGACGGCGCATAGATGACCACGCTGCGGCAATCTCGCTGAGGCTGTCTGAGTCTAAGGTCTCGCCTCCCTTTTGCTGAAGATAACCGGGGACTGTTTCAAGCGTCGCATATCGGTCCGCTGCCTGGTCTAGGTGGGTTGCAATGGACAACGCTCGAGCGCCCTGGTACAAAAGTCCTTGGATAGGCGAGAGGAATTGGATGACATCATTACTGTCGCCAATTTCAACACCATTAAATTGCACAACATCTGAGGGTCCAAACCACTGCGGCCCAGTTTGGTTGGGCGTGGTCACCATTGCGGCTGGGAGCCAAGTAAAACTTGCTGGCAGTCCGGTGGAATACCTGGAGGTCACAAAGGCAAAGGCGCGGCCGTGGAAAAATAAATCACTGAAAATGTTTGAGTAAAAGAAGTTTCGTGTCACCTTTGGGTCCGGCTGTTCCATCCAAGGCTCAAGCGGCAGGTAAATTTTTTCGTAGCGTTCGCCGGTCCACTGCTTTGAGTAGTGTCGCATCTCAAGGCAGCCAATCATGGAAGCCAGTAAATCCTTGGACCGGGAAACTGTTGGGTTTTGTAATGCTCGCTGTTCGGCAGCGCCTGTGCTATATGCAAGAAAATCGTTGATCTGTGCTGCGCCTGCACCGGCGGCGGCCTTTAATGGCGCAGAGGACATTTGCGCTGTCGTGACTTTTGGAGTGAAGAATCCCACGGCCGGAGTATTCCACAAACAAGTTGCAAATGCAACTACCTTGCTGAACCAATCATGGCCCGACCTGATTGCCCGGGTCTAGACACCAGGGAAGCGGCGGCGACAAGGCACCGGGCGCACTCAATTGGTCCGGGAGACTTTTGGCTGGAAAGGACGACCGCCCCGTTGGCTCTGACCAGGGTGGCCCTGTTGACATGTTCGGCCAGCATTTCCTCGCCGGTGTGCAGGAGTCGTCCCTCGTTAATCATGGACTTTACGAGCCCGGTGTATTTAATCATTTCGGCATATCCCCACAAGGACCGGCGACGGATTAAAGGTTCCGGGGTGTGCAGGTCCAGTGTTGGGGTGATGGCCAGTTTTAGTTTGGGGTTGGCTTCCATGAGTTCCTCAATGTGCCGCCACATGCTGCGGTTGGTTTCGCAGGTAAAAGCAACGCTGGCCACAATGTCCCCGTCGCTGTTCAGGCCGCACAATATCCCCACATATTTTGAGTCGTCCACAGAACTATCCACAGCCAAGACACAATTGCCCTCATCTAGGGTCTGATTTGTGGTATAACGCTTTGCCCACTCGCCGGGATTAATCCAACTGTTGGCTGCCGCCACCCAAAGATTGCAGTGGGCCCTTAGGTACTGGGAACGGTCCGGCGCTGCCGCCGCGCTTTCCAAACCCTTCATGGTGATTGTCCTACCAAGGCTGGGGTTGGCGTAGCCCCAATATGTCTGATCATCGGGTGACACGCCGCTAGGCAAACTCCACTCGGCCATGAACAAATCAGACCGGATGCCGGAGTCAATAACACCGAGGGCTTGTTCCCTTAATTTGAGGAACGCTCGAGATGACTCGTCCCCAGCAGTTGACACCAAGAAAGCAAGCGGGGAGGGTACAGCAATCTGCGAAGGTTTTAAAGCACCGAAGTAGGTTGCCTCACTAATTGCCCACAGTTCGTCCACAATCAGTATGTCCCATGTCCCACCATGCTTTTTGCCTGTGGCGCTGTTGACCTTATACACAGACCCGTCAATCATCTTGACCTGGTGGCGGCCGTAAGCCCAAGTTACTTTTGCTAGATCAGACTCCTCCAACAATTCAAAGACCTCGCGCAAATCCTCAAACACCTCGGTAGCCAAAGCCAACTCGTGGGCCGTGGACATAATGCGAACAGGCCTACCCCAAATCCTAGGTAGTTCCATTAAACAGAACCCAACAAGCGCAGAAAGCATTGTTGTCTTACCATTTTGGCGGCCCGTACTTATCAAAGCCGTACTAGATATGAAGTTCCCATCCTCATCATGTTCAAGAGCGCCGGACAAAGCCGCCAACTGCCAAGGAAACAATGGCCGATTAAGATGCCTCTCACTCCACTCCCCAACCAAAGCCGAGTAAGACCCGAACGCCCCTGTGGGCGTAACCAACCGCGGCCATTCAATTCCAACGCCAACCATCGGAGCCTGATCATCGTGGTCTTGAACCGAGTCATGACTGTCCACGGAGATAACGGAAGA